AATAAAAATTACCTTCAACCCATCTTTACGCAGTTTGCAAAAAAAGTTTAATTCTTTAGATTTTGGTCCCTTTATGCAAGAAGAGGTAAAAAAACTTTCATTTATGGTTGAGGCAGAATCAAAAAAGTCAACGCCAGTAGACACAGGAAGATTAAGAGCGAGCATATCTGTGGATTTACAATCCCTATCTGCCACTATTGCTCCTCATGTGTACTATGATTATTTTGTCCATGAGGGAACTAGGTTTATGGCCGCTAGACCTTTCATGCTTTGGGGAGCAGAATTAGCGGGCAATAAATTTGACCCCATATTCGAGAAAGATGTAGAATTGTTTATAAATAAGAAGATAGAATAAAAATATGTCGTTTAAAATAATCAGACCACAGATAGCAACATTGTTAGAAACTGTAGATACGATACAGGAGGTTTCTAGTAGTCCGAAAATAAAGTTTAGTGGTTATCCAGCGGCTCATGTCATACCTTCTGAAAATTCGGCAGATTATGAAACCACATCAGAGAATGTGAGAACATATGCTTTTAAGGTGAGGTTATTTTATGAAACTAAGAATACGGGTGTGGAAGATGCTTTGGGAGCATTGGAAGGGGTTGTGGATAGTGTGTTGGATGTACTAGACCAAGAAGACCAAAAGGGAGGTACGGCAAGAACAATCGGTATAGGTTTACCCGCTGGATATACTTTTTTAAATATATGGGCTACGCCTGGAGCATGGGGTCAAGTTGTACAAGAAGAGCTGATAATGGCTGAATTGACTGTGGGAGTAAGAATTAGTGTAGATGTAACTTGACTTTGTTTGAATGAGTGTTCATAATTAAAATCAACTATGGCTAAATTTGTAGGAAGACTATTACAGTTAGGAATTGCTAAAGAAGGCACAAGAGGGGCGGGAGCATCGGCAACTTATATGTTGCCCAACACTTCGTTTTCTTTTGATGACAAGGTTGTGCAGGCTCGTTCAGTTGGAGCTTTGGGCAAACTAGCTGATTCAGAAGAGGCTTTTGTTACAACTAAATATGGTCAAGGAGATTTTGAAGGAGAGATAAGAAGTAAGAGTTTCGGTTTGTTACTTTATTCCATGTTGGGTAGTCTATCTACCACAGGTCCAGTGGATGAGGCCTATACGCACGCTTTTTCAATTAGCCAAAGCAATCAACACCAATCACTTTCATTTGTGGTTGTTGATTCAAACACAAGTGAATTATATAAGCTGGTAATGTTGGAGTCTTTAGAAATAACAGCAGAATTAGATGAGGTTGTAAAATACAGCGCTACATTTATGGGCAAGCAAGCGGTAGACACTAGTGAAACAGTGCCTGTGGCAGTTGCAGAAAATAAGTTTACTAAAAAACATCTATCTTTTAAGGTGGCTGAAAACATTGCTGGATTGGCTGGCGCAACAGCAAGTTCAATAAAGAGTTTGAATCTAACTATTAATAAAAACGTGGCTTTAGATGATGTGCTTGGCACAGCAGAGCCAGAAGATATTTTGAATAGACAGCTTGGAGTTGAGGGTTCTGTAACTTTGAATTACGAAGCAGAAACATTTAAGAATTACATGAAAGACAACACCGACAGGGCGATGGAAATTAAGCTTACCAATACAGACGACACTTTGGGTGCAGGAGACACAAACCCTTCACTTACTATCCAAATGCCTAAGGTAGACTTCTTCGAATGGGAACCAGATTACAGCATAGACGAGATTGTTTCACAAACAATTTCATTTAAAGCATCAAGAGATGTATCGGGCGCGGCAGATATGATAAGCACCTGTTCTTTGGTGAATGACGTTACGTCGTACTAGTAATTCGTTTTTGACTTTCAGAAGAAAGCAGTATAAACTGTGAATTATTAAAGATTAATTTATAAAATGTTATATGGCAAAATTTAAGGTAGATAAAAAATTTTCATTGGGATTTTTAGGGAGTGGTTGGAAGGATTGTTATATCAATTTTGATGTAGTCAGTATTAAAGATATTAGAGAACACTTCCCAAAATTTACTAAAGTGGAGGAAGGAAAAGAAGAAACTGTGCTCAAGAGTCTTGGGGACATAATGGAATTCTTAAAAGCTAAGTTTAAAGATGGTAAGGCGATTGGCGAAAATGGAGAAATGGTAACTCTTAAAGTGGAGGATTTGGATGACTTACCCGCGGAGGTATTGTCTAAGGCATTGAGTTTTTTATCCCAAGGCGTAACCCCCGCCTAATAGGGGCAGTTCGAGATTTGTTAAAGGCTAAAGGGATTGTTGAAAGTCCCAGTAAATTATCCTCAGAGGCGTTAGGAAAGATGAATGATTTTGCATATCGAAAAGAGTTTGGGTTATCCCATAAACAATTTTTAGCGGAGCCTTTTGAGGTTTTTATGTTTAATTCTTCCATGATGGGGCTAATGACCAATATTCAAAAGAAGCAGACAAAACAGTTGGAGCGAAAATCTCAAAGGTGATATACTAAATTATGGCGAAAACACAGATTCAAGTTGTTATTGATGCTAAGGATAACGCTACCAAAGTTCTAAAAGGGCTTGGTGACCAGTTTTCTGTGCTTAAAGGTCAGTCGAAACAATTGGAAAGTGATTTGAAGAATTTGGGAAAGTTTGCTTTAGTGGGAGTGGCGGCGATGGCAACTTTTGCCGCTACAGCAGGAATGAGTGCGGCAAGAGTTGAGGAGTTGGAGTTTGCTTTGGATGCGGTTGCCAAAGCTAACAATGTCTCGCAGGTGGCGGTAGATGACACAGTTGATTCTTTAAGAGGCATGAATATTGCCCATCAAAAAGCTTTGCAGATTAGTGCTTTGTTTATTCAGAGCCAATTAGATTTGGCTGATGCTACAAAACTCGCATCGGCAGCGAAAGATTTGGCTGTTATTGCAGGTTTAGACTCTTCTGAGGCAACAGAAACATTAACTAGAGCTATTGTTATGCAACGACCCATGTTGTTAAAACAGTTTGGTATTGTTAAAGGATTAGACCAAATTTATGGGGATTATAGCGAATCTACAGGAAAATCTGCCACAGAATTGACAGAGTTAGAAAAAAGACAAGCTTTCTTAAATGCTATTTTGGAATCTGGAGAGAAGGTGGCTGGAACCTACGATGCGGCAATGGGTTCAGTTAGTAAAAGGTTCAGGTCTTTGACGGGTCGTGTCATTCCTGATTTTATGGCTAAAATAGGAAAGGCTTTTTCTCCTGCGTTGACTGTCATTATCGATGCGGTGTCTAAATCTATAGAAGAAATGTCTAATTGGATAGACGAGAATAAAGAAGGCATAGCGGATTGGGGAGAGAAGATGGGCAAGGCTATAGGAAAAGCTTTGGAAGTATTTAAAAAAATTGTTAAATATTTGATTAAAAATAAAGGAATTATAGTGGGCGTGCTTGTGGCTATGGGCGTGGGGGTGGCTGTTTTAGTGGGAGCTTTTATTATTGCCCATTCAGCAATTATTATCTTGATTGCGGGGATTACAGCTGTTATATTCTTTTTGTCTGACCGATGGAAAAAATTAGTAGAAGGATTTGAAGCGTGGGGGGAGATTTTTAGTGCAATAGCTGAGACTGTGGGCAATGCCTGGGGGGATTTTAAAACAGGTCTTGGTGAAACTTTAACAGAGGTAGAAGACAACATGAGTACGACTGCCGAAAATGCTAAGACAACTTGGGATGATTTTAAAACAGGAATTGGGACTGGTTTATTAGAAATGGAAGAGAGTTTTAAAACTTGGAGTGAGACAGTTGGACAAAATATTGAGCACCTACCAGAATCTTTGGCTTTTCTAGCTGGGTATCTAGTAGAGGTGGCACCTGTTGCGTGGGAAGAATTTAAGACAGGGGTGGGTGAAACATTGTTGGAGATGGAGATAGAACAGAAAAAGCGAACAACTAATATGAAAGCAGACTGGGAAGAATTTAAAACTGAGTTGGGTGTTACTTTGTCTGAAATGGAAATCAATAATAAAAAATTTATTGCAACTGCTAAAGTGGATTGGGAGGATTTTAAGACAGGGGTGGGCATTTCTTTGTTTGAGTTGGAAACCGACATGAAGTTGCGGGTAAAGAATATGGGCAAAGCTTGGGAAGACTTTAAAACCGATTTGGGTGTTGCTTTATTTGAAATGGAAACAGCCATAAGGGGATTTATTAAAAACATAGTCCCCAGTTGGGATACGTTTGTAGAAAATATGGGTAAATCTTTAGACGGTTTAAAACAGAAATTTTCTGATTTTATTGACAGAATAAAAGAGGCCTTTATGTTGGGTAGGCAAGCTGGTGAAGAACGAAATGCAAGGAATGCACAAACTGGAGGAATTGTGCCAGGGCCAATTGGAGCGGCGGTGCCAATTATTGCTCATGCTGGAGAAAAGATTATATCTGCAGGAATAGCTACTGGTGGTAGTGGGGGTGGAGGAGGAGTTAATTTGCAAGTTAATATAGGTTTATACGCTGGAACTGAAACAGAGAAGAGAAATATAGCTAAGAATTTATATGCGGCTTTAGTACAGACAGCACAAGCACAAAACAAAACTGTATTTGAATTAATGGAAACTTAAAATGCCTTATACTTTAGGAGATGTGACTTTACCAAGACCAAAAAGTTTAGTGCGGAGTTTTTTAGAAAAATCCTCAGA